CGATGCACCCATCGCCGCCGCAGATGCCGCGCTTGAAGCGGCTGAGGCGGCCTGGTCGATGATGCCGTTGATGAACTCCCCACCCATGTCGATAAACGAAGAAATGGTCGAACCACCGACGGGGGCGGTGTTTCCGGCCGCCGCCGGCATTGCGCCTGCGGTTCGCATGTCTTCCAGTTTTTTGACCGCGCCGCCTTTGGCTGCGTGTAAGGCTTTGCGGAACGAGTAGACGCCGCTTTGCCCGCCCATCGCATTAACGTCTGCGGCGGTGAGGACGTGTTCGCCGTTCGACAGCATCGCCGGGATGACATCGGATTTAGGTCCACCGCGACCGGAAATGCTGCCGCCGCCAGCCCTGCCTGGCTTGCCCCTGTACCGGGGAACGGGTGCGGGTGTGGGCTGGAAGATGGGGTCGCGCGATGCCCCAGGAACACCCATGCCGGGTGCGAAAGCCTGGTTTTGCATGTTTTGTCCGGCTTCGGAATTCTTTCCCACAGAATTTATGGCATTGCTGAGGCTGGCACCGCCGATAACACCACCGGCAATGATGGCTGCAATCGCCGCGAGGGGCGCGTAGGCCGCCGCCGCTAATCCCGCGGTGGCTCCTAAAGCGCCATTTAAACCTATGATCGCGGTGGTTACCGCAGCAATACCGGTGATGCCCTGCCATGCCACGAACGCCACAACGACCGCTTGGATAGCGCCGGGGTGTTCTTTCAGATATCCGAGGATGCTTCCGAGGACACCGACCAATCCTCGAGCAGCGTCGGCGGCTGAGGTGAAGAACGCCCGGATTTGTTCTTTGTTGGCGTTGATCCACGCACCGAGTTCGTTGAGCTTCGTGGTGATGGTGGTGATGGACTCTTTCATGCCCTGCGCCGGATCGCCGGAACCGCCGAACAGTGCGGTGAGGAAGTTAGCGCCCACCCGGGCAACCGCGGTCTGCATGTTCATAATGGCGCCCTGCAAGGTGTTACCCAAGCCTTGCGCCATGCCGGCGGCGTTGTCGTTGATGCTCTGTTGAAGCATCGCCATCGTGATTTCGCCCTTGGCCAGCAAGGCGTCAAAGTCTTGGCCGCTGGCGGTGACCGATGCGCGAATCCACGACGTTGCCGGGAATCGGGTGTCCAGTCGTGCTAACGCTTCCCCGCTGACATTGCCTTTGTTGACGATGTCTTGGAACACGTCACCGATTTCGGCCATGCTGGTGCCGCCAATGGCGGCAGCGTCAGCGACCGACGTCATGTAGCCCTTGACGTCTTTGACCCCGGCGCCGATAGCGCCGACCGCGGTGCCAAAAGCCTCATCCAAGGAGAATGGGGTTCCGCTGACAACGTCGGTGACATCTTGGACGGCCTGCTTCACGTCGACCATCGGCCTGCCGAACTTCGCGGCAGCTTTGTTCAAGGATTCAAGTTTGTTTTTTGCGGTATCTAAAGCGACCAGGCGCTCAAAACCTTTTGTCAGCGACAAACCGATTCCGGCGATGGCCAGCCCGGCGCCCGCCGTTAAACCTGACGAGAGGGCTTTACCGGCCACCATGCCAATGTTGTTCATGGCGCCGCGGCCACCGAGTTCGCTGCGCCACCCCGCGATGACCCGACCTAAGCCGACACTGCCCACCCCGGCAGCGAACGAATGCCCAAACTCTGCACCAATCTGCTTGCCGCGCAAACCGGCCACAGCACCTTTGCCGATGACCTGGCCGATGCGGGCACCAATACGATCCAGTTTGGTGTTGGGAATGCCGGCCATGATGTCTTGGTCGGGCCGCCACCCACTCTTGAGTGCTTTCGATGCCTGCGCCGAGATGCGCGAACCAATATCTTTGCCTGCAACGTCGGCGGCTTTCCCACCGCCCTGCAAAGCCTTCTTGATACCGGCTTCAAGTTTTGACGTTTCGGCAACGATGGACACATAGCCTGTTCCAAGTTCAGTCGCCACGGCCCATCCTTTCCATCGCTGCTTTCAGTTTCGCTTTTCGGGCCTTCAAGTCTTTGGCCGATGTGGGTGTGCTTCCGGGTGCCGCCGTCGGCTTATCAACCGGCCGTTTCACCTGTTTCGGTTTGTCGCCCTTGCCGCCGCCGCGCTGCCAGTTACCCCACTGGACGGCACTCAACACCGCCCCCAGAAAATCCAGCTCCGGGGTCCACCACCACGACTGCGGATGGGTTTTGCGATAAAACGCCGACCCGGCAGTCGGTGGCAGATGGGTGACGAAGTCGCGGAGGTCATTCCACGACAACCGCTCCCCCACATCGTCGAGGGTGTAACCGGTCATGGTCATCAAATCAAAATTGATGGCCCCGCCAGACTCGTCTAGGAGTCGGTCGAGGCCACCAATTCCCCCACAGTGATTGTGGAGCCGTTCTGAATGAGTTCCGCAATCTGCTCCAACTCAAACAAGTGCAAGCCGTTGATGACATGCAGCTCGGTCTCGTCGACGAACGGTTTAAGCAGCGACAGCACCGTTTCGATGCCCCGGTCTTGCGGAGTCAACGGTTCCCCGTCGTCGCCTTTCATGTCGTCGATGGCCGCCAGGGCTTTGTTCAGTTCTTTGAACTGCTGGCGGGACATGCAGTCGAAGCGGGGCACCGTGAACCTGACCGGGGTGCGCCCTTTCACTGGGGCACCGTTTTCGTCGAATGCGTAGTCGCCGTTGGCGTCGACCGGCAACACAATTTCGATGCGGGCCGACCGGTGATTGGCACCGATGATGGGTTTAGACATGGGGACGGACCTTCCTTGTTGTGACGTGCGGGTACGGGCCTGATGTCAGGCTGCGGTGGGTGGCAGGCCCGTCCCAAGACACCACCCACCGCAGGATTGGGTTACGACCCTGCGGCGTGGCCGGCGTCGTGGATGTACTCGATGACCGCTTCGCTGTTCCCGGTGGCGGGCTTGTAGCAGTCCACGGTGATCGTGTACTTGAGCAGGTCGTTGTGGACGTAGACGATTTCGCCCACATCGACAACTTGGCCTTCCTGGATCACCAGGCGGCGGGTTTTGGTGCCGTCGACGGTGTTGACGACGAACGCCGACCGAGGGAGCTGCTTGGACCGATGCTCCACCTTGATGGTGCGGTTACCGGCACCATCAGTACCGAGGGTGAGGCCGGGGCCGAACACCGTCTCCAACACGTCCGGGTCGCATTCCAGCAGTGACAGTTGCAGCGATTCCGCGTAGGAGCCCTGCGTGGTCTTGACGAGGTCGGAGCCGAAGGCGTAGTGCTTCTGCGTATCGCGCTCGGTGGTGACGGTGATGCCCTCTTCGCCCAACCAGCCGTGGTCGACGAACAAGGCGTTCAGCGGTGAGGTGGCGTTGGTGGGGAGAGTGGTTCCCAGCGGTGCCCGGTAGAAAACGCCACCGGAATCCGGGCGGGTAGGCGCCCAGATGATAGATGAATCTGGCATGACAGTGTTGCCCCTTTCAGGCTTCCGGGACGGGCCTGACAGGTTGTTATTTAGTTGTTTATTCAGTTGTTATTGAGTTAGCTGCCTGAGGGAACTGACAGAATCGGGGCGGTCGACAAGCTCAGGTTGCCCTGAAATTGCCACCGCTCCATGTCGATGATTTCCGGGTGCGGAAAGTCGACAGGGCCTTGCTCGTTTGACCAGTTGCGGATCCACGCGCCCTCCACCGTGGTGGAGATCGCGTTTCGCAGCGCCGCCCTAGCCGTGGCCGTCATGTTTTCGCATGTTTCAACATCGGGGCCGAAACATTCGATAAGGATGCGTGCCACATCGGTGATCGGGGTGTCTTGGCTGCCACCGATCCGAGAAACCTTGATGAACCGGATCGGGCGCTGTTTCGGCATCCGCGCCGACACCAAGGCGTATTCGCCAAAAGCGTCAGCCAGCACCGAGATCGTCACTTTGACGGCCGGCTTCGGCGTCAGATACCAGACGGTCACTGAGCGCCACCCAATGCCCGAACCAACGTGTTGTATTTGGCGTTGTGGCGGATCGTATGCGGTGACACGGCGGCCACCGACACACGCCAGCGGCCTTGGTTGACCTGCTTACCGGGCTGCGAAGTCATCTCGTAGAGCCGGTCGGTGCCACCGTTGCGGGTGAAGCTGCTGTTAGCGGCACTGAGCACGCTCATGCCGATGCCCTCCAACACGTCCTGCACCGGACCCGAGTAACGGATTGCCCGGAACCCGGCAATGTTGGGCTTGAAGCGGACCTGGGCCATTAGGACCCGTATTCGGACAGAACGCCGATAGCCCGGTACGAGATGCGGTACGGGGCCAACCGTTGCTTCAAAGCATTGGTCAGCCACGGCCCCGACGTGGTCGCTGATTCGGTGCCGACATAGACGCCAGCGGCTTCCCGCGCTGTGGAGTAGCCGCTGGCGTCATAGTCTGCAACCGTGATCGACGGTTTCGTAAACACCGCTGCGACGATGGTGGCGACCACCCGAACAACCGGACCCGGAACCGGATTCAGTTCAGTGTTCAGGTAGCCGATCACCAGATCGGTGGCCTGGTCGAGCTGATTGCTGACCGCCACCGATTCGGCTGCTGTGAGTGACCGCCCGAGAGCGGCCACCACATCAGACGACGTCGCATACGCCATTACTACGAGCCCGAGTTGACCAGCGCCGACACCGGGGTCTTGTTGACACCCAGCGACGTGGCGTGCTTGCCCAACACGTAGGCGTAGCGTGCCTTGAACCGCAAAGCCACCATGTCGCGCTCGGCCAGGTTGATGCCACCGACGGTGGCCTGATCGAGGAACTTCACGGTGATGTCCTGGCGGACACCGATGCGGATGCGGGTGGAGTCGGCCACCAACGCCTGAACACCGGCACCAGTCCATGCACCGTTACGGTTCAGGACAGTGTTGAAGCCGGCGAACTGCTCGTCACGCCACACCGGCTGACCGGTGGAGTCACGAACGTTGATGACGTCGTAGCGGAACGTCAGCGGTGCCAGCAGCACGTCGGGCTGGAAGCCCGCCGCCGCGACCTGGCGGGCCGCCTGAGTGACGCCACCCACGAGGTCAGCCGTGTTGGCTGTGCCTGTGGTGTAGGTGACGGTCTGCGAAGCCGCAGACGCCGCCGGGTACAGAGCAGCCGAAGTCCACGACGCGGGCTTGCCCACACCGAAGATGACGGCCTGGTCGAGGCGCTTGCCCATCGACTCACCGGCACGGTTGGTGATTTCCTCGAGGATGGGTGCGGTGGCATCCGCCAGCACATCCTCGTGGACCGGGACGATGACGGCGAGTTCTTCGACGACCATCGTCAGATCGGCCCAGTTCACTTCGCTGGTCGGCTTGGTCTCGGTCTCCGACACCCACGAGGAGTCGGGGAGAGTGGACAGCACCGGCAGGTGGGTCAGCTTGGTGCCCAGGTTGACGGTCGGGAAGGCGCTCAGAACCGTGGACCCGGCGACAGCCGCGGCCAACAGGGTCTGCGAGTACGCTTCCTCGATTGCTGTGGATACATCGGCGCGATTGATATCGGCCATAGTGGAACACCCCTTTCAAAAGGTGATTTTTACCGCTCAGGTGGCGGTGATCGTTTTGCTTGGATCAGGATTTGCCGCGAAAATTGCGGACAACGGCGGCGGCCCTGTCTTTCGGATCCAACCGGTTATCGGAACCGGTCGCACCAGACTTGTAGGACGTCGCCTTGGGCCGTTGAGCCTTCGCCAACTCAGACACTTCAGCCAAATAGTCTTCAGCGGAGGTTTCCAGTTCTTCAACTGTGCTGCCGCTGATCCTGTGCGCCGGCACACCTTTGGCGGATGCCACTGTGGTGCGGACGGTGTTGAAACGTTCGGATTCCAACTCTTTTTCAAGCTGGGCCATCCGTTCCGACACTTTCTGCACCTCGGTCTTGGAGGCTTCTTGCAGCTTGTCGAACTCTGCTGCTTTGGTCTTCAAGTCGGTGTAGTCGGCGTATTTGGCGCGTTCCCGGGCGATCCTGGCGCTGACTCGTTTGTCGAAGTCCTCCTGGGAGGTGATTGCTTCGAATTCTGAGGCGGTGTCGGTTTCGATTTCCGGGGTTGGCTGTTCGCTCATCGGTTTTCTCCGTGTTATTTGAAGCCCCGTCGGGCTTTCCGTTATGTGCTGCTGTGTCCCCGTCGGGACTCCACCCATTAACCGCTGGGTGTGGGCGTTACGTTTTGTGCCGCTTTCTTCGCGGCGTAGCGGGCGCGGCGTTCGGCGTTCAGCAGATCCTTTTCACCGGGATAGCGTGCTTTCCGCATCTCGTTGATGACCGCATCAACATCAATCGCGCCGTATTCGCCTTTGGTTTTTCCTGCGGCCTTCGCCGCGTCCTGTGCGTCGAAGTAGTCCTGTTCCCAACCAGCCGCAAACTCTGGTGGCTCGTAGGACTGACCGAACCTGACCGGCACCGCTACGCAGTGGCAGTTGTCGTGGAACTTGTCGCCAAGTTTTTGTGAACCGCGGACCTGCCCTGAACCGCCAGCAATGAAGCGGCCCCGGCTTTTCGAACCCCGCCGCTTGTAGCCGCCCAACGATGTCGCGTCTGGGTCGACTTCCGCGCCGCGTTCATCAAACCTAGGCCTAAACGGTAGCGGGTTTCCTGCCCTCCGCATCCGACGTTCCATCATCGACAAGTCTTTGCCGCGACCAACAACCCTTGTCGCGGATCTTTCTGACACGAACACGCCGCCGCGAGTAGACAAAATCCGGCAGAATGAGCAGGCGTTCGCTGAGGCATATCGGGCGTACCTGACACCCTCAACCTCAACATTGCTGATGATCGTTCCCCGCGAGGCATTGAAAACCTGGCGCTCAACACTGCCAATCAGATTTGGTAGCGGATTGGCTTGAGTCAACGCCCAGGTCGCGTTAGCGGCTAAAGCGTTCTTTGAAATAGTTGGCGGCGCCTCAACGGGAAACGTCGATTCCGGGTCGAGGCTGCGATACCACTCTGTCGACAGCACCACAGCCGCCGCCAAGAATGGGTCAATGACTTCCGGGAACGCTTCCTGCAACGCTTCCCACCGTGTTTCCGGGTCCGCGTTTTGATATTGGTTCCACAGATTCGTGACAGCTAAAGCGCCCTGAGCAGTCAGTGTTATCAAAAGTCGCTGAAAGTTGGCGACCTCAGTTGGTGACGGCACCGTTACTCAACGGCATATTGGCCGG